GGGAGGTGCAGAACGTGCCGGGCTTTCAAGGCATCCGCATACACAGCGGAAACACGGAGAAGGACACGGAGGGGTGCCTGCTCTTTGGGGAATACGTATCACCGAATTACAACGGAGTGCAGAACTCCAAGAAAGCGATAGATACCTTTGAAACGCTTATGAACTCCATAGGAAACCCCGCTTGGGAATTAACCATAGAGGCAGGGAAATGATACCTTACAAAGGCTGCAAGGATTCCATAAGCAACGATGTGCTAAGGGCTATACCCTCCGCAGAGCATTTCTATGACCTGTTCGGGGGTGGGGGTTCGGTAACGGAAACAGCTTTTGAATTTGCGGAAAATGGAATGTTCGGCAAGCACCATAAATGGAACAAAATCCATTACAATGAAATTAACACAGGCGTTTACTTGCTGAATAAAGAAATGTGGGAGGGCACGTTTGACATAGAGACGGCAAAGCGCACGTGGATAAGCCGCGAGCGTTTCTTTGCGGAAAAGGACTTGCCGACCGCTTGGGGCGCAATGGTGCGGTTCTGCTGGAGCTTCGGAAATGACGGCGCAACATACATTTACGGCAAGGAATTAGAATTGGCGAAACAACTAATGCACACGCTCATATACTCCGATATATCCATAATCAAAGGCGAAGCTGGTAAAGAGCGAAGGCTTGCGTTGGGAAAGATTTGCAAGCAGAGAAACATTCAAGAGCTGGAAAGTCTGGAAAGGCTGGAAAGGCTGCAAAGTCTGGAAAGGCTGGAAAGGCTGCAAAGGCTGCAAAGGCTGCAAAGGCTGCAAAGTCTGGAAAGGCTGGAAAGGCTGGAAAGGCTGCAAAGGCTGCAAAGGCTGGAAACAACCAACCTTGACTACCGTGCCGTGCATATAGAGCCAAACAGCGTTGTCTATTGCGATATTCCCTACAACACCAAAGAAAAACATTACGGCATTAAATTTAGCCACACGGATTTTTACGAGTGGGCGGCAACCCGCGACTTCCCTGTGTACATAAGCGAATATAACTGCGATGACCCCCGCTTTGAGTGCGTTTGGGAAAAAGAGGTTAATTGCAGAATGTCAAAGAAAGACGGCAAGGGAATATACAGAAACGAGAGGCTTTATTGGAACGGGGTAAAGCTATGAACACCATCATCGTAACGCACATACCGAGCATGAATGCTTATGTCAGGCATTGGAAGTCAGGCAAGCACTCCAAAACGGATGCAACATTGAAATTTGAAAAAGAGGTAATGCTAAATCTGAAAATATGCCCTAGAATGCTTGCCGATGAATGCAAGAACTTACGCATAGTCTTTGTGCTGAAGCGCAATAACAGGGATTTGGATAATCTCCCAAAGGTGTTTATTGACTGCTTGCAAAAGCATTACAACTTTAACGATAAGCAGATTGACCGCCTTTTGCTGGAGAAGCGCATAGACAAGGCGCAAGAGGGCGAAAAGATTTTGTTTGAGTTTTTAACCGGAAAGGAGGATAAAAAATGACAGGCGAAGAACTTATTAAGAAGCTCAAAGGCGAATTAGACATAATTCAGCAAGAGCTAGGTGCCAATAGACTTAGCAATGTAGAGTTTAATATGAGGGAATTTGACTATATACTTTACTGGCTATGGTATAGCGATTATTCCAGGAGATATATATGCGATTTAGTTTGCAAGCCAACCAAAAAACGCTATGGCTGGAGCAAAGGGCAGTTTGAAGAAAATGCGATAAGGTTCGCAAGCAGAGAAGCCGCGATAAAATTCCAGAAAAAATGGGATTTAGGAGATGCAAAGATTGGAACTATTCGTACTTTGCCAAAAGCGGAGGCAACCCGCCAAAGCAAGCGGTAAAGCTGGAAAGAGGATATTTACAGGAGACAAAGAAATGACCGACACGCTCAACCCAAAGCAAAAACTATTCACGAAACGCCTCTTGGAATGCTGAAACGCAAAAGGCGGCACAGGGAGACTATGATTAAAGAGAAACCAGCACTTGAAAAGCTAAGGCAAACCTGTTGCCTCACAAATGATAAAACCGAGTTTGAATGTTGTTACAGAGAGTACAAACGTAAGGGCGGAATACGCAAATTGATTTTCGTTCCTGAAAAGAATTTAAAAAAAACTTACGCAAAAGTGTTCCGTATTGAGCGGGACGGCAAAAAAAAATATACCTATTATAGAAACCAGCTCCCAGACGAATTAATACAAGATTGTATAGAGTTAAAAAATCTAGGTATGCGCGCCGATGACATAATTCTATCTTTAAAAAAGAATTACGGCTACATAAAAGACAATTCAATAAGGTACGCATTATACTCAAAAAAATTCCATACCCGCTAATAGCTATAAGTTAGATTGATGTAAAGATAATCGCTTGAGGTCATTGTTGGAATTGAGTTCTTTGAATAGAAGTTACCTGAAGTGTCGAGGTATCCGCCGTGGCGTAAGCTGTTGGTATGATTAATCACAATGAACGGAATGTTTTTGGTTGGTCTAGGGACACTTGAAGGCAAAGAGGCAATAAGAGTTCCTGCTGCTGTTCTAACGGAAACATTCACTAAGACTAAACGAAGGATTGTGTTGTATGAGTAACCGCCGTACTCTATTGCTCCGGCGTTTACCAGTGAGCCGTTATTCCAGCTGTCTAGGCTTAACGCGTTTCTAAGATGGTCAAGGCTTGCCTTGCGCAAGAAATTGTCGCTAGAGTTCTGAACGAATATCTGGCTTATAGTAGGGTTCTCGTTGTTGCCTGATTGCTGATTAAGATAAACGGCCGCTAGGTAACCGGAAGGGCTTCTGCGCGCAAGGCTGTTCGCTGGTCGGCCAGTGGCAGTGTTCATTTCAGCATCGGTAAACACCTTGTCAATGCTGCCCGGTATGGCGTTCTGCTTGGCGTTCCATGTTGCCGCGCTCGATATTCTTGCATCCGCGAATGTTCCGCTGGTTATTTTTGAAGCGTCTAGATTTGGAATATCAGAGGCAGCCAAGTCCGCTCCCGATGTGACCAATCCTTTTTCATCATAAGTTATTTTTGTTTTCGTTCCCTTGGCTATCGCGGGGTTTGCCGTTACTTTATTGTTCCAATTTGTTATCATATCCGGGGTTACGCTTATTCTGTCCCACCCGTTTGATGGCGGAGCCGCATTCGCGTTGCCGTTGCTTACATAGAGAACGCCGTTAGCATTCACTATGGAACCTGCTTTGTATTCCTCCCTATCCATATATTCCGGCACTCCGCTTTGGTAAATATACTTCAGCCATCTCGTGAAAGCGTAAAAGAGGCTGTTGAACTCTTCCATAGTAGGCAGCTGGTTTCCGTCCTCCACAACCTCCGTCAAGCCTTTTTTGTAGGCCTCCGTCCCCGCCACCTCCTCGGTTGGCGGCTGCGCTGAGCTCGCAACCGTGCCTTGCCCCTGAGCGAATGAGCCTATAATCCCGAACTCGGAAGAGTCCTGCGAAGCCCCTGCGAAAATATGTACTTGTTCCCTGTTCAATGCCATATATCCTCCTATAATATGCTCTGGCCTTTTAAGCCCTTGTAATCAAAACCCCAACCCCCGCTGGTTTTAAAATAAACCCCGTGCTGAAAAGCATTGCAAATATCTTATCGTATTTAATGCCAATATGATAAAAAAGAATAGGCGGATTAAAGCTCTCCGATATGTAGCAGCCTTCAAAATACTTATCTAAAGCGTTCTGTATTGATTTTGAGCTTAAATCATTGCTGAAATATAGTGCCCTTATCCTGATTATCCCGCGCAAATCTTTGTCGCTTAGATTAATCGCAACCGAGAGATTATTCTGAAAATCCGAGTATCTGAGAAAATGTCCTTCTTTCGGGTTTTTGTAATCCTGAAATCCTTCTTGGTTGGGAGATGCTAGGCCATTTCTATTATAAGACGTAAGAGCGAAATACTTATTACTTAAATCTATCCCGTCATAAAACCCGTAAATCCCGAACAATTCAGCTATGGCAAGCAGGGCATCACCCGTAGCATCGTCAAGGCTGCGCCATTTGCCTATATTGCTGAAATTTATGAAGCTATGTCTAGCAAGAGCTTTTATAGTCTCGTACGCCTTGGGCTTATTCCTGTATTGGATAATAAGCTGGGAGGCGTAATAATCGGCGTAGTCTTCTATGTCGTTGAAGTTCATGGTACGTATTCTCCGAATTTGTATATAACGCCTGTTTTCCCCGGCAGGTAATCATCGCCATTTATGCTGTTTCCAGCGCGCGCGAACCAGTCCGGCATCGTTTTCATAGCGAAATTATCCACATCGCTTACGAATACCGTTTGCCCTATGCGGAATTTCATAGTCATCAAAACTTCCGCTATCTGCTCTGGCTCAATATCAACTATTCTTGATTTAGAGCTGAACCGGAATCCTTTGCTGGATATGTCTTGGTATTTGGCCAAGTCAAAGCCAACCTTTATTTTGCCCTCGCCAAATTCTTTTGTCTGCTCCTCTGCGGTATCCGTATAGTACGACCTTATTCCAGGCGGCTTAGAGGCGTATATTGTATCTAAAACCTTGTCTTTGTCAAACGCCCCGCTTTTAATTACAACATATATGCAATTAGCCGGAAGCGAATCAAAAGGAATATGATCAACCTCGTAAACCCGGCAGTCTTCCACCCCGTCAATCTGCCTTATTTTATTTTGTATGTACGGAGCGGAGTTATCTTGCATTTCTCTCATTTCCAGCCAGCGGGTTCTGAAATCCGTGTCCGTCTCGTAATCAGAGCCGTTAGACACCGTTGATACGTAAGAGACACTAACTCCTTGAACAAAAGTATTAATGGATATTTGCTCGCCTTGGGAAAACTGCATAACCCCGCTTTCGGAGGCCGTGAATGAGTATATACCACCTGAGACAATGTCCTTGTCATTCGTAAAGACCACGTTTTGGATTGATATAGAGTATGAGCCTGCCGGTATAGTTATAGTTATAGTTTCAATGAATTGAACGGAGATATTGATGATAGCGGCGCGACCCGCATTGCGGAGTATGCCAATCAAGTCCAAGTTGTAATCCAAAAAAACGCCCTCAGCAGTGCTAGGAAATAGAGAGGCGAAAAGGTTCTTCACTAACTCGGTCATATCGCTCGCAATCTGCGTTTGTATGCCTATAATCTGGCCGTCCGGCGTGTTGGATTCAAGCTCTATATCCTCGCCGTATATCCTTCGGTAATCCGCCCTTAATTTTTCCAAGAGTTCAATCTGCGAATCTGCCTGAACCCCGAACTTCGTAATCACCGCGCTCATAGCCTAGCCTCCCCGTATATCGTTTCCACGTAAATTTTTGGCCTCCAGTCCCTTTCCAGAGTTCTCTCAATCCCCGCCGTTCTTATCCCTAAGACTTCTGTATTGCTCATTATCCTTGCTTGAATTTCCCTCAATACGCGCCGCTCCAGCTTATCCGCCAAATGCCAATTTATGCCGTTTTGGAGCGCAAAGAAGCAATCGCCAACCCATTCGCGTAGCTGCGTTGCAAGCCTCAATTTAAGACCTTCCAAGCCGTTTATGAAAGCTCCTTTGCCAGAGCCGAATACCCAGTCGCCGTTATTGTCAAGCCGCCTAATCATTGTGGGTTATGCCTCCTATTTTTGAAGCGGCTATATCCACCGCATCAACCGCAGACGGCAATTGGGAAACCCAAGTTATCGGAAGAGAGCCGCTAGGAGCTTGCGCAACCATAGCCGCTCTTAGAGCGTTTAGCAAATTTGTCTGGAACGTGTTAATCTTGCTTGCCCAATCTGTCAAAATGTCGTTTAGTTGCTCATAGCTTACGAAATGATTTTTGCCCTTTGCTCTTCTGCCAAATGGGAACACCCCGCACAACGCTATGCCGTTATTCAGAGTATGCTTTCTCGTGTCAAAATCTTTCAATGCGTAGTTTTCTGTTTTAAACCTTGACAAATCGTCATCGCAGAATAAAACAAGGCTGTTTGCGCCTATATAGTTTTCAAAGTCTATAAAAGCATCCGCCCCGCAGAGCTGGAACAAAAGGCAGTTAATTGTTGTTCCGTCTTCTAATTTAACATTCGCGCTGCCATCAGACTTAACCTCCAAGATTTTTCCAACCTTGGCGCAGTTGAGCTTGGAGCCTGCTTTGTCTATCTCGTGCAGCAGGACATCTTCAGGGTTATGGAATATATGGTCATTCATTGAATTTAGCCCCCGGAGGTATAAGAGTGAACTCGCTCTGCATATCGCCTGCCGGAAACTCCCCGCTATGCTTTATGCCTGCTATTTCCCATTGCCCGAACCCGCCCATAACATCGCTATGGACTTCCATAATGTTTCCTAGCCTAGGCTCCGGCATAAACATTGTTTGTATATGCAGTATGTTTTCCTCACGCTTCGGCGTTACGGCTAGCGTATGCCCTGTTATTTTGTAAACAATCTTTTCCCGCTCGCCTGTTATAAGAGTTCCGTTGTCTATATACCAGTTGTTAGGGAATGCCCAGTCAAGCGTTTTCGTGAAAGTTTCTTTTATCGTTATCGGAATCTCGTTTTTAACCGGCTCTGAATTTAGCTCCGTTTCCAGCTTGTATTTTTTCGCCTCCATCTCAAATTTGTTTTTTGCTATTCCGTCTTTGTCGTAATGTCCGTTAAGAGAGGCGTATTTAAGCGCGAACAGGCCATCGCCGCAATTCAGGGTCGTAGCCCATTCCCCGCCGCTCCGCTCGCTATGGCACTCTATAATATCGCCTTTGAACGCAACAACCTCATTGCCACCCTCGCGCTGGACTGTGAACACGGCAGAGGCGTAGTCTTCCATTCCGTAGCTTCCTTTTGCGCCATCTTTGTCCTCGTAGTTGAGAGGCTTCATTTTCTCAAAGGCTTTACGCGTATTTTCCGCCAGATTGTAAACCGTGAAAGTTGCTTGGTTTGGCGTTACCTGCGTTGTACGTGTTATGTCAAAATTTACGGTTATAGGCTGCGTTATAACCGCCTTTGCGTTTGTCTGCTCTCTGTTTAGAGATAGCTTGTATTTCCAATTAAGCATCTACAACCCCCAGCCAGAAACGCCAGTCCGCGAAATCGCTTATAATAAACGGAACGTCAAACTCGCCGCCGCAAACAATATCAAACCCTAGAAATATTTTGAACAGCCTAAGCAAAGAGCCTCTGTTTACCCTTAGCCCTTGCGCGGCCACTCCGTTTCCGTTGTCAAAATCTATCTCAAACCGCATAGCAAAAGGAAGGTAGCGGAGCTTGAACGCAACGCCGCGCAGCTTGAAAGACTGCTCGCGTGAAGCTGAAAGGCCTTGGATGTATTCCATCAGGAACCTCCAAGGCTATTTATCGCGCCTGCTAAATCGCCTCCAGACCTATTCAATGCCGTTCTTCTATCCCTAACGGGCGATGTAGCGGCCTGCCCCATATCTTTTGCGGGGGATAGCCCAATATCGGCGCGGCAAGAGCTTGTGGCAAACAACGCCTTATCCAGATTAGCCGTTTCCAACTCAACGAACCGGCATTCCTTCAATGATATGGATATGCCCAAAGTCTGGTCTGTTTTATCCTCGTAGTTTTCCCTCCAGTCCGTTATTATTAGATTTTTGAACGTTTCAAGAGGCGAATCAAGCTCAACCAGCATTTTGTTCTTTTTCATCGACTTCAGCGCGTTCCGCAAATCGCCAAGCCTATCCCTGTCGCTTGTTTCGTTCCTGATTTTCGTGGCAAAATTGTCAACCGCCCTTGAAATTGTCTGCGCTTGCTGTATAGCCCCGCTCACCGCTTTTATCTGCGGCCCCAAAAGACCGCCTAGAGGCGTTGCCTGAACGATGGACAGCCTGTTCTGCGCCATATCCAAAGCAGCGTTCAAACCCACAAGCAGAGTATCACCGGAAACAAGGTAGCCTATTTTTCCCGTCAGGCTAAATTCCATAGGTTCCTCCGCCGCTGCCTGGTCAACGAGAAAACCGGATTCGTTCCATTTGCTGCTTATTGTCGTTGAAGAGCCGTAATTTAAATCGTTCTCCACATCAAAGCTGAAAAACAGCGTTGGCGTTTTCTGGCTGGTTAGAACGCATTTGGAAAATCGCATACCTCACCTCACCATTGTGGCATTTTGAAGCCTAGATTTGTTTATGCTTGTTTCAACCGCTTTTGCTATTTCCGCTTTGTCACCATTGCCGTTTACATTCACGGTTATGTTATTGTTGTTTACCGTGCTGCTAGAGTTGTTCCTGTTTACGACATTGTTATTGGTTGCGTTGTTTACGGTGCTGCTTGGGGCAACGTTGTTTACGGGATTAACGCCCCGCATAATCTTTCCAGCATCATCTATTTTTTCCTTGGCTCCTATTTTTCTTTCCTTTTTGTTTATCATTTTGTCCAGTTCTTCGGAATCTGAAGAAATTACCTGCGAGCCAAAATCAATTTTGCCAAACAGGAATTCGTGTATAGCCTTTGATTTGTCAAATATCCAGTTAAGAGCCTCCATAAACTTCTTGAAAAGTATTCCTATCCATTTAGATATATTTTCAAAAACTTTTTCCAGAAAGGCCGCATAAGTCTCTATAAAGTTGAATAGCCATTCTTTGGCCGCCTTGACTTTTTCAACAAGAGGCTTGAATTTTACGCTCTGCTCCAAGTAGCCGTCAACATCATCGTCAAAAATCGCGAGTATATCCTCCACCAAAACTATAATCATTTTAAGCGGGAATAGAACGGCATTCATAACCTTCGTCATGGCTTTTCGCACAGGCTCAAGTTTAACGAACATTGTGGCAATGAAATTCAAAACCATTCGTATTATGTTTTTAACCGAGTTGAAAGTAGAGCCGAACATTTTATTGAACTCTTTGATATTGTTTTTCAGAACCTCAAATATGTTCTTTGCCTGCTGGAAAATCGGCTCTATCATTTCGTACAACTTACCAACCAAGTCAACTATGTATTGCACTATCCGGGTTACTTTGTCGCTCTGCGCGAACTCGCTTATGGCCTTTGATATTCGGTCTATGATAGGCATGAACGCGCTCAATACGCCGCTCATAATCTTGTTTAGCGTAGAGTTCACGCTTTGTATTATCGTGCCTACGGTTTTGAGCCTGTCAACCTCCGCTTGGCTCATTATAGTGGCATCGCCCCTGTCTCTTTGGAACTGCTCCACGGTCTTCCCGGCGCGTTTAGCCATTTTGTCAAGCATAGCCGCGTTTTGGGATGCGGCTATGAACTTTCCGGCTATGGAGCCGACCGCGTTTGCCGCCGTGGTTAGAACATTAAGCGCGAACAATCCCTTCATTCCCTTGGATATTCCAGAGACATTCTCCGCTACATTCTTGAACTTGCCTTTAACCTCGTTGGTAGCCTGCACAAGCTGCTGCTTATCGGGAGTGAATTTAACCGCCACGAACAAATCCGCTATAGTCATCTCAACCCTCCAACCGCATTGCTTAGGCCGGAAGCAATAGCGTTAAGTATAGAGGTTACCATATCGGCTTTTTCTTTTTCCCTGCGGAAAGCGAAATCCAAAGCGGCAAGCACCAAGTTTGCCGGAGCTTCCAAAATAGCCTTGGGGTCTCCGCCCCAGTATCCGCAAGAGGCTAGAAACATAACGCCGTCTAGCCTCTCAGAAATTTCATTATCGCCGCCAAGTCTAAGCCTTTCAGCCCTTGCAAAAAAGGCGCCAATGCGTATTGGGCTATCTCTTTCATAAGAGGGTAGAAATCCGGTCTATGCTCCTTTTTCTCAAAGTATTCAGGGCTAAAGTTTACGGCGAATGATTTTCCGGTTACTATGCACTTCTTGCCGCATTTATATAATATGCCTAGGAACTCTTTTTTCAAGAGCATATTAGGAATATATCTTGCAAGGTCAATAAAGATTTTTTCCAAGCCTGTTTCAAGCCCGTTTTCAACCTTTATTTCCGGTATGCCTTTTATCTCCGAGGCTAAATACGTCTGAAGCTCCATGACGTCTTCAAACGCCGCATCGTCTAGAGTAGCCTTGTTTCCGCTTGGCAGGGTAATCTCTTTCATGTTGCCTCCTTATGCAAATGACCTTGTAGCCGTTACATCGAATGTCCATACAGACACGCCAGTTTCCACGTCTCCGGCAGTGTCCGTTGTGAAATTTGGCCTGTTCAAAAAACTTCCTTCGGATAGCGTATAATTTTCAGTGGTTGCGGAACCGCTCCCGTTACCTGTCTTAATAGACAAAGAGCCTGTAAAAAGAACGAATGTTTCAGGGCTTCTTTTGTAATCCGCATAATTTCCGTTAAGAAAAATGTCATCCGGCGAGTTTTTAATTAGCCTGATAGTTAGGGTAGCTACATCGTCATTTGTATTGTATGTAATTATAGAGCCTCCCCGCCCCTTTTCCCTCGTGCTTATCTGGTTTCCGAATTCAAGCGTCAAGAAATTCCCATTTGCGAAATCCGAGAAAATCCTTGGTATAGCAGATCCAAAAATCAAAGTTCCTTTGCCCATTTCTGCGTTAGCCATTTTACACCTCCACGAATAAGACTAAATCTGATGTATGCACGGCACCTGCGAATTTCACCGCGAAATATGTAGCCGCCGCTATGCGCTGCTCCCTCTCCGACTGCTCCTGCAAAGCAAGGGGAGTAGAATAAATCCAATATCCAAGCTGCCGTATGCTTGCCCTGTGCATTTCAGGGTCGCCGTATGTTGTTTCAGAGTTCCATTCATTCCCCGCCGCTATAACGCCAGCCCTGCGGAACTTTTCCAATACCTGCCTGTCATTGCTTTTCAGGAAACCCATGCCGTCTTCCGTCTGCGGAATCTTTGTAGGCGTTGACATTACGGAATTGAAACGCCCTATCTGCAAATTGAGCTTTAGGGCAAGAAGGTTTGCCACATCATCGTAGAACTTGTTAGCCCCGTTTGAAATGACTTTGGGTATTCCAAAATCCCCATAGAAATCCGTTCCGGCAGTCCTCAAAGTGTTGAAAAATGTCTGGTCAATGGATTTATCCGCCCCTATGCCGCTCAATGTTTTTCCGTTCATAGTTATGGCAGAATTTTCAAGCGAGTAATTCACAGACAAAGCCCTGCCCGCGTAAGCCGCCTGGAATATCAAGGCATCGTCAAAAGAATCTCCGTGGAACAGGCAGCGGGTATGCGTAAACCCGCCGTCTGCCACAGCTTGGAAATTATCCGTTACGCGAGCGCGTATATTAGTAGTTACAAATAGAGTTTTGTCCAACCCCTGAATGAGCTGCGACACTTCTTTAAGGCGCGATTGGGAATAAGGCAAGTCAATTATCTCGTCAAACATAACCCCGAAGAAATAAACTTTTTCCATAGAGCGCAAAATTGCCTCTTTAAGCTGTTCCTCCCCGCCGTCCACTCCGGTAGCCGATTGGCCTACGGCGTTAAGCATAACCGCCGCATCTGCGTATGCGCTATTTTCGGTCGCTACTATAGTAAGAGAGGCATTGCTACCTAGAGCCGAAGTCGCAAATCTTATGTCCGCTGAATTTAACTCGCCGCTCAAAGCGGCATTTACGCCGATAGGATTAAGATACTGGTTCAGCGAAGCCTCAAATGTTTGCAGAGTTGTTTTATCTAAATCGCTTGCAATGATGTTTTGCGTTTCACCGTTGACATTAAATGTTATGGTAAATTCAGACGGCAGTTCGGAAATGTTCCTTGACTGCAAAAGTATCTGCGCCGGAACCGATGAAGAATCGCCTTTCAGAGGTATGACTATAAGATAGCCGCCCCCGCTCTTCACGTTTGGAGTTTGCGAGAATACCGCGCTTGCCATTTTTGCAGCTTTGCTATTTGACCCAAAATCCTTTGCCACGCCCGTTGCATCCATGTAAACCCTGAAATCCCCGTAATTGGGAAACAAAGGCTTGTCGTGCGTTACAAGAGCCAATGCGCTAGTGTTGGCGTTTGCCAGCTTCGCCCCCGCTGATAATACGGTTATCCTTACCACATTTGATATATCAAGCATATTTTCCTCCTATGCCTCCGCTGTTAATGTTTTCCTGCCGTCTTTTTCTATCCATTCAAAAGAGCCTTTGCTTTTTCCAATGAATTTCAATGTAAATTCCAAGTTAAACCTCTGTTCCGGCAACGCTCCTTCTATCCCGCTCAAATTCTTTATTTTGCGGGTGCAGAACACGCCTATGTTGTTTTCAAGAAACCTGTTTATCATCGGAACCCTATCACAGCAGAAGGCCAGCATTTCCGCGATGTAAAGAGGGTCGTTTATGTCCCTGCCGTAAACGTCCAAAGCTATTTTGAAATTCCTTGACCACTCGCTTTCGTCTTTGCCCTCGCTGAAGTTCATAACCTCGGAATCCAGAAGGCTCAAAATGACATAGGTCTTGCCGTCTTTGAACTCCTGCCACTGCTGCCCGGCAATCACTATGCGCCCTTTCAGAGCAGGAATGTTTTCCTCCAATACCTTTATGAATTTTTCTGAAATTTCATTGAAAGCGCTCATACAACCTCCGAATCATCGTAACGTTCCTGAATAATATATCTGACAAAACTGCTCCGCGTATTGTCTTTTACGCCTATAACCTTGTAAAGTTTCTTATGGCCTTTTTGGGTTATCTTGACAATGTCGCCTTGACTTAGAGACGGCGTTTTCTCCGCTGTAAGCAACCGCCAAAGCGCATAGTGCCTTTCCTGCTCCGGCACCATAAGCAAGTCATCGTTGTTTCCCTGCTGCAAATTCCCGCGTATGTCAATAGGTATGTAGGTCTTATTGACAATTCCGCTTTCATTTTCCAAAGAGAGCTTTGAGGCGTTCAGATTTTCAGTCCAGCCATTCAAAGCGGGGGCTAATTGCGGAACCATATTATCTAGCCTCCCAGCG